GTCTTGTACTCGATCTTCTTGCGGTTGAGCTTCACGAATTTGTTGAACAGTTTGACATTTGCACCAGCGTTCCCTGTTGCTGAGCCGGCTAAGCGTATGATCTTGTCATGATATACGTGCAGATCGACTTTGTTCAGTGGAAAGTACATGGCATCAAGGCCGTTGACCCCGGAGATTCCAGCCACAACGCCGGCTGCATCAGCTCTGAACAGGATGTTCTTCGGATCGCCGTCTGAAGCCCGAGAGCCTACAATGATCATGCGAACCATCGTTTCGGATCCTGAGTTGTTGTATAGTGCACCTTTGTAATGCAGGCCGCAAGCGTTGATGACGTTGCCTGTCCTGTCTGATGCTCCGTCGCCCTTGGTGGTGACTGGGCCGGAGACTGAGTATCCCTGGGTAAATGTGCTCAGTTGGATCTCATTAAGGTGTTGAAAAGTCATGTGCATCTCTGTCTTCGGCAGTGCTCTTTTGACATACTTCTTCACAGCCTTGGATACTTTGCCTGGGCGCGCGGCGCGGCGGCGGTTTCGTGTGACTCTTCGGGTGGCTGGCATTGTTGTGACGGAGAAATACCGTTTACCATTTTCGCAATATTTTATCTTGCGTTTGAACAGTGTACAGCATGCCAAGTTCATTTGCAGTTTGGGACGTGACGTGGACGCCACCTGCTGACTTTGATGTGCGAGCTGCTGTAACGAGGTTGAAAGCGAAATTCAGGAAGGAGTGTAAATTCTGGGTCGTGCAGCTTGAGCGTGGTCATTCTGCAAACAAGGAGCATTTCCAGGGGAGGTTCTCTCTCAAAAACAAGTGTGCAAGCAGTGGGGCGCTTGTTGCACGGTGGAAGGTGAACGAGGAGTGGCACTTTTCTGTGACCTCCTCGCCCAACACAACAAACTTTGACTACGTCCTCAAGGACGACACCAAAGTTGACGGGCCTTGGACTGACAAGGACAGGGAATCTTACGTACCCAGGCAGTTCCGTGGACTGCTGGAGTCGATGCTGCCCTTTCAACAGCAGATCTGGGATGGCTTCGAAACGTTCGAGCCCCGCAATGTGAATTGCGTCATTGATCCAGATGGTTCCAAGGGGAAGAGCACGTTGGCGAGCCTCTGTGATCTTCACGGGCGTGGCATTGACATGCCCATCGCGAATGATGGAGAGAAGCTCATGCAGTCCCTGTGTGACATGTGCATGAATCGTCGGATGAGGACCCCATACATGGTGTTCATCGATTTGCCCCGTAGTTTGGATCAGAAGAAGCTGGGTGGCCTGTACACAGCAATCGAGCAGATCAAAAAGGGCAAGTTGTATGATTTTCGCAACCACTACAAGGAGTGGTGGATTGACTCCCCGCAGGTATGGGTGTTCTGCAATACCATGCCCAACACTCACTACATGAGTGCTGACCGGTGGCGTTGGTTCACCATTGACGAGGGGAAGTCTCTGGTTTCATTGTCTTTGCGCGAGGCACGCGACCTTGAAAACAACAATGTGGAGGAGTGACTTCATCAAGTCCGACGTAACAAATGTCCACTTCGTCTGCTTCCGCTTTGCTCGCATTTGTCCCTGTCGTCCTTGCGTCCCTCCGGTTTTTTTTGGCGCTCCGCTGTTGTTCCGAAAAAAAACCTCTCCAAGTATATAGATTGCCCAGCTTGGCGAGCCTGGCGAGGGGTCGTGGGGTCTCTTTTTCAACGGTAAAAATTGTTTTTTATTGCTTTCGTCGGGCGTTCGCCCTTGCGTGCTCGGCCTATCGGCCTGCGCTGGCGCATGGGTGGTGCTACGCATTTGGCAGGGGCCTGGACTCTATGAGTCTTGGAACCAGAACCTCTCAAGGCATGAGAGTTCTACTGAGGTGCCTGTAGTTGTGTCGTCGTTTGAATCTGCTGCTATCCACATGGTTGTGTATACCCAGTCGGAAGATGTGACTGCACCTATGGTCTTGTACTCGATCTTCTTGCGGTTGAGCTTCACGAATTTGTTGAACAGTTTGACATTTGCACCAGCGTTCCCTGTTGCTGAGCCGGCTAAGCGTATGATCTTGTCATGATATACGTGCA